TACATCCCATCTTCAGATAGATAGGGATTATCAAATAACGTAGCAGGAATAAACTTTCTTTTAAATAAAGGTTCACCCTCTCTTGTGTGTCCTCTAGGCCAACAGATTACTTCACCATTTTCATCGGTTGCCCAAAAAGATTGATCTGGAGTGTTAGGGTCTATGAAGTGTCGTTTTACCCACTGATGCCCTGGTCCTCCTGGGTTACTTGTTGCCCTCATGTAAAGAGGTAGACCACTGGCTCTTGTGCTACGTAACCTGGATCGCATGTAATTCCAAGAGTAACTTGAGGGCCACTGAGTTAACTCGTCAAACCCTATCCAGTTAAAGGCTTGCCCTTGGTATCTCATAACGTCATCATCTCTGTCGAGGTATGACATCCATAGAGTTGCACCATTAGGGGCTACCCAGGTCTTATCTCTTTCCATAAACCTTATACCAGGAACAGCCTGTGGATAAAGTTGCTTGCTTACTGATATGAGTTCTCTGAGTTCTTCTGTTGATCTACGTACAAGAAGCATTCTTGCATGTGGATTACTAAAATATCTAACAGGATCAGCAACTAAGCTATAGCTCTTTCCACCCCCTGCTGCTCCTCCATAGAGTACTTCTTGTTCTGTCGCAGCTAAGAATCTAGTCTGTGGTCCTGGATTAGGCTCGAATATCACCTTTTGTTTGACCACAGAAGGGACAGCACTCCCCTCTTTCGAGTTTGATGTAGTCCTCATCTGGGTCAAGACTTCTGGTGTTTCTACCACCAATTCTTTCTTCTTCGATTTTCTGGCTTTTCCTTGACGCTTCTTTATATTTTTTGGCATACTGTCTGTAGTTGGAGGATGCCCTGCGTCTTTTTTCTTCCATTCTGACACGTTTGTATAACCCTGTATGTGAGATGTTTCTACCAGACTGATCAGACAACCACTTAGCTACTTGTCTAACACTATAGTCTTGAAGAAACAACTTTGCTTTTTCTAAAAGTTCTAGTTCTTCAGGGATAGGAATTAAAAGAAATTCATCTTCTTCATCCTGTTTATAACCAAATGGTATATGTCTTCCTACTCTAACTACAGGATACCACTCACCCTTTTCACCTTGAAGTGGAATCTGCCAGTCTACCTTAGTTGGATGGTCTGCCTCTGATGCTCTCTTACTCATTATCTTTCGCAGGTAAAATAAATAAAGGCTCTGTAGCTTTTACTTCTACCTTATCTGTTTTTGCAAATCCTGCACGATCTAAAATATCTTTAGCTGCTAACATCTTTTCTTTTACACCTAGATCAGTGGGGTCAGCCATAACAGAAAACATAGTGTACGCAGCCTTAGTTGAAGATTGTGCTATAAACTTCTTTGTAAGGTCTGCAATCTCATCTGTCAAGACATTAACAATACTTGTTGAGGACACAGCAGAAGAATATCCTGCAAGTTTCTTAGCCTGTACAGGATCACCCTTTGCTTCCTCAAAAAGGACATCAAGAAACTTCTGCTGTTTTTCTGTAAGTTGTCTAGCCATTTTTCACCATATATGCTATGAGAACAAGAACACCAATGGCTGATACAAGAAGAATACCTGTAATACCCCAGGTTATTATTGCTTCTTGTATTTCTGCTTTACGATACTCTTGATCTCTTTTTTGTTTACGTATTCTACCTTCAGTAGCTACAAGCTCATCCCAAACAGATGGCCCATACGTAAAACTGATCCAGTCTTTTAACTCTTTTCGCATGGCTTCAGCTTTCTTTTTAGCAGTAAATATTTCTAAAGCTTCTGCTTCAACAGAACCCCCTAATGATTTCCACCAAGGAGGGTTCTTGTTTTTCTGCTCTAAATAGGACAAGTCGCTCATGCTACTAGCCCACTGATTTAGTTGACCACCCATTTCTTGAAGATCTTTTCCGAACTGGAAACCTTTCTTCAACGCATTGAACGCTACGGTAGCTCCACCGATTATTGTTACTGGGTCCACGAGCCTCCTCCCAAAGTACTCCTACTATCATCACTAAAATTATTTGTTTCTTTCAGATAGATTTACCGTAGAGTATAGCTCTTTCTATATCGTGCCTACCGATACCTAAATCTTTTAATTCTCTGTCAGTCATTCTGCTAAGTTGTATACGTGCAATCTTACGTCTTGCTGACTCTGTTCTTGCCTCTACTACTTTGTTAAAGATTCTTTTAAACATGTAACTATCCTTTTGTTGTGTTAGCCCTAACTAGGCAAGGATAGTTATATGTTATTAGTTATATCATACTAGTGACATTTATGCAACCCTGTTATGTTGGTTGGTAATGTTCTTCCCCAGATAAAATAATGTGAGCGTCAGCACCACTCTCTTCAAAGCCTACTATTTTGTCTCCTGCAGACAGAGCAAGATAACCCCCACCCTGAATAACTTCTTCAAGACTATTACCTGCAAGACTGTGATCATCCACAATAAAATGATAAGTTGTAGTAGAAGCTTCATACCATTGAAGACTATACTTTTTAGTAGAGTTAGCACCTATAGATACGTGCAAAAATTTAATCAAAGATACGTAATTGTTAGGGCAAGTATAAATAGTATTACCACTTGCCCCACCTGCAGTTGCAGTCAGGTCTTTTGCAGCAGAAAAGAATTTAGCATTTGCTAAAGAAGTCATTTCTTTACTACTTTAGTTGTCCAGGCTTCATTAACGTCAGGGGTAGAAGGGTCATCTTTAACGTAGTGACCTTTATCGTTACGAGCACGTACCTGCACTTCTTCAGTTCCTTTTACAAACTCAAGAACAGCAGGATCTTTAGTATGCCACTCCCCACGAATATACTCAGCTAGAACAGCACCATATTGATCGACTACTTTATTATCTTCTACTTTCATTTATACTTACCTTTCACACCAAACTTTTTCTTGTGCTCTGTAATAGACTCTTCTTTAAGACGAGTCGTATAGAGTTTACCTTTCCAAGTAAACGTTGGTTTCTTGGCTGACCTGTTACGTCTAAAGGCTGAAGCAAAAGAATCATTTGTTACTGGCCCCTGTGCAGGACGCTTCTCTGGCTTCTTGTTTGGTTTACTGTCTGGTTTCTTCTTGGTAGGTGGTCCTTTACGTGGAGGAGCTTTTACAGAAGGTTTTGTTTTCTTAGGAGCTACAGTCTTTGGTTTAGTCCTTCTATCCTGCTCCTTCTTTTTCTTATCCTCTGGAGGAACAGTCTTTACTTCTGGCCCACTATCTAGAGTGGAAATTCTTCCAAGGGCTGCAGCACTATCTTTAGGCTTTGGTCTTGGAACATTACGAACAGAGTAATCCCTGTTGTCAGGTTTAGACTTAGAACCTCCTATTGTCTTTGCGTCATCACCTGGCCTCTTAGGTTTCCCAGGAGAAGTAGTCATCACATTTTTAGGTTTGCTCTTTACAGATGCAGGAGGTTTCCTGTCAATCTTTGGTTTCTTATCTATACTAGTACTACCACCTGGCTTCTTAGGTGCAGGACTAGGTGCAGGTTTTTGAAACTTACCTGTCTTTGGATTCATTGGCTGTCTCAAAGACTTGGGGGGTGGTTTCAAATTATTGACGTTAATTCCTTTAGGGGGTTTTGTTACAATGCGTACCCTTGGGTTGTTGTTCTTTATTGCGTTAGCAATAGGCTTTGTTGTCCTAAAGAACTTACCTAGGTACTCAATAACAACTTTGCCAGTTTTACTCTTAGCTGCTTCTTTAGCTAGACCTTTTAAAATAGCATTCATTGTTACTTACCTTTCTTGTAGGTATTAGGTGCTTTTTTAATTCCTGTACTAATTTCGCTAGAAGACTTAACCATACCACCTACGTTGTACATAGCAACCTTACCACCTTTAGCGTAAGCTTTTTTCTTCATGTTAGCTCCACCCATAGCATACCCTTTTTTCTTCATAGGCATACCACCCTTGTTCATGTAACCCATGTTGTTACGAACTGATGTAGGTAATTTCTTTAGTCCAGTCTGGTTTGCACTAGGAGCTTTTAATCCTCCTGCTGCATAACCTTTCTTTTTCATGTTAGCACCACCCATTGCGTAACCTTTTTTCTTCATCTTTTTCATTGTTCTTCCTCACTATTAATACTGTACAAATTGTTAAAGACTCGTTGCGTATCCCATACATAGTCTACGTCTTCTTTTGAGTTATATATGTGCTGATTAGGTTTAAAGTCTGGAGCACCTTCTCCAGTTTCAAACCACGCAGGGTGAGTTACTCTCACTCTATTATTGGGCAACGCAACTATGTTACCTGTGTATTCTCCTGCGTCTAACAACTCTAAGACATGAGACTGTTTATGCTGTGCAGGGTCATCTGCTACTTCGTTGTCTGTGTAATCGACAGTAAAGTAATACTTTGCAGGATAGAACTGCCCATCTACTTTTGCTATCCAGGGGGCAGGACTAGCTCTTTCTAATTTGTAGACTGAGTGAGTATGAGACATACAATCCCAGGGTTGTGCTAAGTATGGTGGTAACTCTGTAGGCCAATCCTCTAGGGGGGTATCTGCCACGAGTGCTGTAAGAGGCATCCTTGCCCACATTGCACCACCATGTATATTCTCTGAGTCATCAAAGTCTGACTCGCAACCTGTAAATATAACTTGGAAACTCAGGGTTCTGTTTGGCATGGTGGTCACACCTATGACCATTGCGTGTAAGAACTCACCCTCGTATTCCTCTAGGTTCTTTGTGTATTCTCTTCGTACCCATGCTTTGAAGTATGGTACGCTGCTAGTAAGAAATGGCATTCTATTTTTTCTTTCTAGCTAGACCTCCCTTACTAGCTCTGTATGGTTTAACTTTCTTTGCTACACCCTTTGGTTGGGCAACAAACTGTTTTCCTTTTTTATTTCCTGTAGCCTTGGCTTTATTAGTAGCAGCCTTTTCTCCAGGTGTCAAAGCATTCCATGCCTTGTCAGGCAAGTACCTCTTCTTACCCTTAGATGGTGATCCATCAGAAGTTCTCCACTTCTGCTGACCCCATTTCTTAAGAGACTTCTGAGGAGCTTTCAAGTCTTGTACCCTCCACCTTTAGCTTTGTATTGTTTGGCTAACATCTGAGCTTTACGAGCAGACCACTGACCAGGGTTTCCACCCTTGCCCCCTGCTTTAATTGAGTTAAATAAAGTTTTTCTCATTCCAGGTTTTGTGTAGTTACCTGCTTTGTTTACAGTGCTACCACCTGCAGACATGCCAGTTACTTTCTTTAAAGTCTTGGCTTGTCCTGCATGAGCCTTAACAGCTTTCTTTAAACCTTTAATTACTTTTTTTACTTTAGTTTTATTTTGTTTTGATAAAGCCATATTCCTACGCCTTGCAATTACAATCTGCGCCACACTTAATATTTAATAGTGCACAAGCTACTCTTTTTAAGTATCTTCCTACCCATCTTATTACTCTCATAGTGAAACTCCCATATTTATTTTTTTACATTCTGGTATTGCTAGATACCCTTGTTCTTGAAAGTACCTAGCTACTATTA